AGGCAATCGACGACAACCTCTACAAAACACAGTTTGCACCTTCCAACCTCGGCTTGATCGAATCGTTCCAGCAGACGAAGGAAATCTACGGCGCTAACGTGTTGAACACTGCAACCACCTACAACTCAGCTGTTGGCGGTGACGGTGTTGCTCTCTGCGCTACCAACCATCCGATCGACGGTGGTACGGTTGCCAATACGCCTACCACGCAGGTTGACCTCAACGAAGCTACATTGCTCAACGCAATGATTGCTATCCGTACGAACTTCCGTGACCAAGCTGGTCTGAAGGTCTTCGCTCGTGGCCGTAAACTGATCGTTCCTCCTCAGTTGGAGCCAATTGCAATTCGTCTGACGAAGACCGAACTGCGTCCCGGCACTGCAGATAACGATGTGAATGCGATTCTGAGCACCGCTGGCGGCCTGCCAGAAAGCTACATGGTCAACGACTTCTTGACCTCAGCTTACGCTTGGTTCTTGCTGACCAACATTGACGGTCTGTCGTATATGGAACGCATTCCCTTCGAAACCGATATGCAAGTCGATTTTGTCACGGACAACCTGCTTGTTAAAGGTTACGAGCGTTATTCCTTCTCGTACTACAACTGGCGTTCGATCTACGGTTCATTCCCAACTTCGTAAGATTGGAGACAGCAAATGTCTATTACAGCTTTCTCTGGTCCGGTTATCGCATTTGGCCAAGCGCCTTATGCAGACTATAACCCCGAATTGGGTCCGTCTTTATTCTATGCTGGTGCGGGTCTTCTTGATCCGCGTCAGTTCTACACCTACGAGCCCGGTCAAGGTTTTGGTAATATCACCGCAGGTTTCCTCGGTTTTACCCGCATCTTGACTGTTAACCAAGTCCCTTCCGCTTTGTCTGCAACCAACATTGCCACCTCACAAACCCCTGTGTCCGGCACTGCTGTTACACTCACTGCCGGTACGGGCGTGACTGGTAGCGTTACAATTGTAAACGCCTCCACTGGTACATCCGTCAGCGGCCTTTTGGCTCTTGATGGTGCAGCTGGGTTGGTTTCTTTCGGCTCTGCTGGCACTGTTCAGTTGTGGGACCCTACCAAGGCTCTTGCTCGGAACGTGCGTATCACTACTGCATCGGGCGATACTGCCGTCTACACTGTTAAAGGTTATGACATCTATGGTTATCCAATGTCAGAAGCCATTACAGCAGCTGGCGCTGGTACCGTTTCTGGCGCAAAAGCCTTCAAGTACATTGCAAGCGTAACTCCAGTCGGCACCGTTGGTGCAACCGTGACTGTTGGTACCGGTGACGTGTATGGCTTCCCCATCTACTCAGCTGCGTATAACCCCGGAGCTGATGCTGATGTGGCCATTGCTTGGAACGGCGCTGCGATCACTTCGACGACTGGTTACACTGCTGGTGTTACTACTTCACCCGCAACCACTACCACTGGCGATGTGCGCGGTACTTATGCAGTACAATCGGCTTCAGATGCTACCAAGCGTCTGTTGGTTACCCAGTCACCATCACTTGCCAACATCAGTTCCATCACTGGGCTGTTTGGCGTAACACAAGCGTAGGAGTAGCTTACCATGAAGGGTAAAGCACATCACGGGCACCACGCGCATCATGGGCATCATGCAGGTCATCATGCTCATCACGCCCACCATGCCCACAAAGCACATATGCACCATGGAATGGATGATATGGAAGAAATGAAGAAGCATAACCGCAAAGTGCGCAAGCACGGCGGTAAGACAGAGCACGATCCAGAAGGTCACTTCGATACGGATCCAGCCCCGCATGAAATCTATGCTGGCAAAGGCTCTAACACTGTGAAGGAAGCGGAAGCCAAAAAGCGTGGCGGTCGTGCTAAAAAGCACCTCGGTCATGTCCACGGCATGCATGCAGCAAAGCGTCATGATCGTCCTGCCCGTAAACATGGCGGTCGCGCAGCTTCTGACATGAACCCCTTCTCTTCTGCTCACAAGGGCACCGAGCCCAAAGCTCATAAGTCCTATGAGCCAGAGCGTGACTAATCTGCTTAGTCAGATGTGAAAACAAGCGGGGGGTCTGCAACGGCTCCCCGTTTCTTTTTAGAGGTTTACAATGGCAAAGACACCGAGTTGGCAGCGTTCCGAGGGCAAATCGCCTTCTGGTGGATTAAATGCAAAAGGTCGTGCATCTTATCATCACGAAACTGGTGGCCATTTACATGCGCCAACAAAAGATACACACAACGCACACCACAAGTCATTCTGTGCCAGAATGGAAGGTATGCGGGCTAAGTTGACCAATCATAAAAATGCACATGACCCAGAAAGCCGCATAAATAAAGCATTGCGCAAGTGGGGTTGCTAATGACTAAGAAGCCATTTTGGGATACAAAAGCACCAGAAGATCATGTGACAAAGCATTTGTCGCGCAAGAAGATACAGCTGGCTAAGGCTCATGCACGTGCTGCGGGCCGCCCATATCCAAATGCCGTAGACAATATAGCTGTAGCGAAGAAGGGTAAGTAATATGGCAGCGTTCTCACAACCCGGCGTAACTTGGCCGTCCATCACACAGAACGGGAAGTATGAGCCATTTCAACTGCAAGTTGCACGTAACCAAATTACGAATCACTCTGTTGTGAGCATTTTTGGCTATCAGTCCGTAATTCCAACATCTGGTTTTATTCCGCTTTGGGAAAATGCAACAACTTATGCATATCCTGCATCTGCAATCACAATGACATTGTTGAGCTCGTCGGCTTCTGATGCTGGTGTTTCTGTGCTGATCAATGGCCTTGATGCCAATTACAATCCCATCTCAGAAACCATTACGTTCACTGCTGGTAACTACACGGGTGTAAACACGACAAACGCCTACCTGCGTATTAACAACATGATTGTTACTGCTGTTCCAACAGCTGGGACGGCAAATGCTGGCACCATTCAACTTCAAAACACTGGTAAAACAGTTACATATGCCCAAATTGCTATTGGTGTGGGCCGTACGCAAGCATCTATTTATACCGTTCCAAACGGCTATACGTTCTATTTGCAACGCACTCAAGGTTTCACCAACATGTCCTATGCTGCAACGTCAACTGGCGTTTATCGCACATGGCAGGTTAACGCGGCTGGCGTTAATTCATTAATCACGCAGCGGCCATTTGTCGCAAACTTTTTGGTTGAGCGGTATTACCCCAATACATATGCCGCCAAAACCGACATTCAGTGGCAAATGCAGGCTGTCACAGCGAGTTTTGCAGCTGGGTTCACCGCTGAAGGCGTTTTGGTTGCAGATAAGTCTGCCACAACCTTCTAATTGGAGGTTATTATGACAACGAGCGGCACGACTGCATTTAACCCTTCGCTTGGCGAGATCACGCTTTATGCTTTTAATTTGTGTGATGTCCGTCCTACAGCAATTACCCAAGAGCATATGCAAAGTGCGCGTATGGCTTGCAACTTTATGTTTGCAAATTGGGCAAATCAAGGCGTTAATTTGTGGGAAGTTTCGCTTGTAACTCAAGCACTTACAGCTGGTACTTCAACCTACAATGTAGACCCCAGCACCATTATGGTTCTTGACGCATACATTGAAGACAGCAGCTCTGGGCAGCCAATTGACCGTCTGATCTTTCCTATTTCGCGCAGTGAATGGGCCTCATATCCCAACAAAACACAGCAAGGGCAAGTCACGGTGTTCTGGTTTGACCGTTTGATCAATCCGACAATCACTCTCTGGGCCGTTCCAGATAATAGTAACCTTGTTTTGAAATATTACGTAGTAAAGCAGATCCAAGATGCCAACTTTACAAGTGGTCAGACGCTTGATGTGCCGTATCGTTGGCTCGATGCTGTTGCTAACGGCTTGGCTTATCGCCTTGCACGTATTTGGAACAAGCCCATAAGCCCACAATTGAAGATTGAGGCTGACGAATCATACAAGATTGCGGCTGATCAAGACACCGAATACGTGTCATATTACATATCGCCGATGATTTCCGGCTATTATAGGTAGGTTATGTTATGGCCTATGCATCACGGGCTGGTAGAGCAAGGGTAAGCACGAGAAACCCGCAGGCGTTTGCCGTCTGTGACCGCTGTGGCATATGGAACAACCACGTAAACCTTCGCTGGCAATATGATTGGGCCGGTGCAAAGCTCAACAATTTGCGCATTTTGGTTTGCGATCGTTGCGAAGACATCCCACAACAGCAAAAACGTGCCATTGTTTTGACGGCGGATCCGTTGCCCGTGTTGAATGCGCGTGTGGAACCTTATACCGCAGATGAAACCAACTACCATACAACCGTTGTACCGCCAGTTATTGACCCAATTACGGGCCTCAATGTGGCGCAAGGGCAGTATTTGTTGACGCAAGATGGTCAATACATGGTTGAGCAGCCTGTTGGAAAACCAAACGGCCTCGAATCATATGCCATATCGCCTTTAAATGGCTCTGTGCACTATGGCGTTGTGTTGCCACTGTTGTCTGTCAACACGGACGGGTCAAACAAGGTTACTGTTACATGTAACGGTGTGCATGGGCTGTCTACAAATGATCAGATAAGTATTGAAGGGCTTACAAACACCGATGCATGCGGCTTTTACAGTGTTACCGTAACAACGGCGACAGCATTTACTTATTTGACGGCTAAAACTATACCTGCAGCAAGCCTCTTGCAGTCGCAAACAGTGGCGAAAACTGTTATAGTTGGGCTTCCATATGACTTTAATCAGATACCGTTGGTGGGTTAGTACGCATGTCTAATACAACAATCCTCAATCTGCCTACCACCGCAGCACTCACTGGCTCGGAATATGTTGAAGCGGTACAAAGTAACACATCTGTCCGTGTTACCACCCAGCAGATTGCTAATCTGAACGCAAACACTGGGACAGTTACGTCTATCACGGCATCTGCGCCACTTTCTGGCGGAACTATTACCACGACTGGCACCATCGGGCTGCAATCAAGTGGGGTTACCAATGCCTATCTTGCGCCTATGGCTACTTTTACGATCAAAGGTAACAACACTGCTGGCTCTGCCAATCCGCAAGACCTTACTGGCCCGCAAGTTCTGTCGCTTATCGCTGGTGCGCCTCTTGCGTCACCTGCGTTTACTGGAACGCCAACTGCTCCAACTCCACTGAGCAGCGATAATAGCACAACCATTGCCACTACGGCTTTCGTCAAAGCCCAAAGCTACGGCGGCGGCACTGTAACGTCAATCACAGCTGGTGCTGGCTTGAATGGCGGGACAATCACTACATCGGGGACGATTTCATTACCGACAACTGGTGTTGCGCCGGGTTCATATGGTGATGGCGCTGACGTTGCGACATTCACGGTTGATTCGTATGGACGGATCACCTCGGCATCCACAAGCGCTATTACGCCAGCCACGATCGGCGCTGTGCCGACAAGCCGCACAATCACTGCTGGTACGGGATTAACCGGCGGCGGTGACTTGTCCGCTAATAGAACGCTGTCTCTGTCGCCCATTACAAGCGGCTACATTCTTGCTAACGAGACGGGTGTCAGTGCCGCTCCAACGGGAGTATCGCTGTCGTCTTTGATTGACTACGCACTCGGTAATACGCAAGGGCAAATTTTATACCGTGCGGCCTCCAACTGGCAGCCATTGGATCCCGGTTTTTCTGGCCAATTGCTGCAAACCGGTGGCGCTGGCGCAAATCCATCATGGAAGACAGTTACCGGTGCGGGCACTGTAACAAGCGTCAATGCTTCTGGCGGCACAACGGGCATGTCGTTTAGCGGCGGCCCAATCACTGTTTCTGGCACATTAACGCTTGGGGGCACCCTTGGTACAGCGAATGGCGGAACTGGTCTTACAAGCTTTACAAGCGGTGGCGCTCTGTACGCTACTTCTACTTCTGCACTGACAACTGGCACCCTTCCAGTAACGGCTGGCGGTACCGGTGTCACAACATCGACGGGTAGTGGTTCGGTTGTATTAAGCAACTCGCCTACACTTGTCACGCCAACGCTCGGCGCGGCATCCGCAACAAGTTTGACGCTATTTAGCCCATTAACTGTACCCAATGGTGGTACGGGGCTTTCTTCTGTTACTGGCTACCTCAAAGGTGCTGGCACAACGATCAGTGGCGTTTCAACTATTCCTAACTCGGATCTGGCCAATAGCTCTGTCACGATTGGCACAACAAACATAGCACTGGGTGCTACAGCATCCACATTGGCTGGCTTGACATCGGTCACTGTTACGCAAGGCCCAACTGCTGCGCTGCAATTAGCGACAAAGCAATATGTTGATAATAATGTGGCAGCTGGCTTGGACATCCATCCTGCCGTTGCCGCTGACGTAGATAGCAACTTGTCTGCCACTTATGCACAAGGCGGCACTACGCCAACTGTTACGACAATCACCAGCAATGTTCTGACGACATCGACCAATCACGGCCTGTCAATCGGTGACATGATTGTGTTTAACAGCACAACGAATGGCATCACATCTGGTACGCCTTACTTTGTTTTTACTACTCCTGCCCTTAACACACTGACAATTGCATCCGATTACGGCGGCCCACAAGTTACAACGCTAACTGACGGTAGCGGTTTGACTATTACCAGCCGCGCTAACTCTGGTGTCGGTGCCACATTGACTTCGACCGGCACGGGCCCGTTAGTTTATGAGGGTTACACAGCAGGTCTCAATGACCGCATTTTGCTTGTTGGTCAGTCGGCTGGCTTGCAGAATGGTGCTTATTATGTTTCGCAAGTGGGTGTTGCGTCTGTATCCCCGTGGATACTTACACGCGCCACTGATGCTAATAAATACATTCCGAACAGCGCTTCGGGTCTTGATCAAGGTGCTTATTTCCTTGTCACAGGTGGTAGCGATGCGGGTGAGGCGTATGCTCTCTCGACTACCGGCATTTTGATCATTGGCACGACCAGTCTGTCATTTGCTCAATTTAGCCAAGTGCCCGCGTACACCGCTGGTACGGGTCTGACACTAAGTGGCACACAATTTAGCATCACCAACACTGCTGTCTCAGCCAATTCTTATGGCTCCTCAACGGCTATTCCGACATTTACGGTGAATGCCCAAGGTCAATTGACGGCGGCCTCCACAGCGGCTGTTATTGCGCCTGCAGGCACATTGTCTGGCACCACCTTGAATGCTTCGGTCGTATCGTCATCGTTGACCAGTGTGGGCACAATTGGCACCGGCGTGTGGCAAGGCACGGCTGTTGGGCCTACATATGGCGGAACGGGTCAGACATCCTATTTGACCGGCGATTTGCTGTATGCGTCCGCGACAAACACGCTGTCCAAACTTGGCATTGGTGCTGCTGGCACAGTGCTAACATCAAATGGAACAAACGTGTCATGGTCGGCAACTTATGCCGGTACGGTCACAAGTGTTGCTCAAACCTTTACTGGCGGTATTATTTCGGTGTCTGGTTCGCCTATTACGACATCGGGCACATTGGCTCTAACTGTTGCGGGAACTTCTGGTGGCATCCCTTATTTTAGTTCTGGCACTACTTGGGCTTCTTCTGCTGCTCTGGCTGCTAATGCCATCGTGGTAGGCGGCGGGGCTGGCGCGGCTCCATCAACTATTACCACTGGAACGGGTGTTGTTTCAGCAATTGGTAACGCTGTGACTGGATCTGGCGGCATTGTCCTGCAAACATCGCCCTCACTGACAACGCCCAATTTGGGTACGCCATCAGCGGCTGTGTTGACCAATGCCACGGGTCTGCCTCTTACATCGGGCGTGACTGGCATATTGCCTATAGCTAACGGCGGTACAGGCATTTCGGCCTTTGGTACGGGTGTGCAAACGGCACTAGGCCAAAACGTCACTGGGTCGGGCGGGATTGTCTTGCAAACATCGCCAACCATTACAACCCCAATTATTGCTACAATCAATTCTGGTACAGGCAATGCATTGACTTTGCAGTCAAACAACACGACTGCTTTGACGATTGATACATCGCAGAATGTGGGGATTGGTACAACGTCTCTTTCTGCTAGGTTAGTAGTAAATGGCGGCACTGGCAATTCACAAGTGCGCTGGGAAGTTAACAATTCCTCATACGCACAAGAAGTTGTGACAAATGCGGCACAAAGTGCGTATTTGTATAAAAGCACTGACGCATCATACCATGTTTGGAAAGTTGCTAGCAGCGAACAAATGCGTATTGATTCTTCCGGCAACGTAGGGATTGGGACGACATCGCCACAAACAAAATTGCAAATTCAAGGTTCACAAGCATCTGGAACCGCTAATGTTCTTTATCTTGATAATAGTAGCACGACAGGAACAACGCTTGCATCAGTCAGTTTTTCAAATGCTGGAACCGTAAAAGCGTCTATTGCGGCTTGTGTGGCTGGCGATGGCTACATGACGTTCAGCAACAACAGTAATACTGAAAAAATGCGCCTTGATGCCAACGGCAATCTGCTGGTGGGGACGACAAGCACGTTAAACAATGCAAAACTCACCATTGTTCAAACGGGTCAAACAAACGTCGTTAACCGCAATAGCGCAACTGCTGCTGGGAAATTTTGGAATAGCGTTTACATTGATAGTAGTAACTCTTGTTTAATTATTAATCAAAACAATGTTGGTGTTTACATAGCGGATGGCGCGACTGCGTGGTCAGCAAACTCTGATGAACGCTTAAAGGACATCATTGCGCCAATAACATCTGCGCTTGAAGGCGTAAAATCATTTCGGGCTGTAAAATATAGTTGGAAAAGTGATGATGCTAAAACGCCACATGTTGGATTGATCGCACAAGACGTACAAAAGGTTTTGCCGGAAGTTGTGCATAGCGCAAAATTGCCGCTGTCAGATGACCAGACTGAGTATTTAGGCGTTGCATACACTGAAGTGATCCCGCTTCTCGTCGCCGCCCTTCAAGAAGCAGTCGCAAAAATTGATGCCCTTGAAACTCGTATAGCTACACTGGAGAAAAAGTAATGGCCAACACATACACTTGGACAATTAATCAACTGGACTGCTATCCAGCCTATGCGGGCCAGACGGATGTCGTGACGACCATCCACTGGACACTGAGCGGGTCTGACGGCGCAACGCCAACACCTCACACTGGTTCGGTTTACGGAACGGTCAATGTGAAGTATGATGCTGGTGAGCCATTTACGCCATACGCGCAGCTTACACAAGCGCAAGTGGTGGGGTGGGTTACAACGGCCCTCGGACCAGCACAAGTGGCTGCATATGAGGCAAACATTGACAACCAGATCGCGCAACAAATTAGCCCCAACCCGATTTCTCCTCCGCTGCCTTGGGTGAATTAAAATGGCCAGTTCGTACACAACCAATAAGGGCTTAGAAAAGCCGGGATACAACGACTACGTTAACTCGTGGAACGTGCCGCTTAATAGCGACATGGACGTGGTTGATTCGTCCTTGGGAAGCACTTATTCGGTTGCGCTTACGAACGCCAATGTCAATTTGACACAAGCCAACTGCCAGAATGCCCGCATTAAGTTGACGGGCCTTCTGTCGGCAAACGTCACCATTTACTTCCCAGCCGGTGTCGGTGGCTTCTTCATCATCCAAAACACCACCACGGGCGCTTATACTGTCACTCTGGCCTCTGCTGGCGGCGGCACTTATGTAGCGGCCTCTGGTGGAAATGGCGTGACGCAGAGCACATTTATTTTCTCTGACGGCACAAACATCACGTTTGCCGATGACTTACGCCTGCAATTGAATGCTGGTGCTGGTATCTCGATTAGCGCTGGCAATAACCCGACGATCAGCAATACGGGTGTGCTGTCCTTCAATACTCGCACGGGTTCGGTGTCATTGACATCTAGTGATGTTACGACCGCTTTAGGTTACACACCGCCAACACCCACTGGAACGGGTGCATCTGGCACTTGGGCCATCAATATTTCTGGTAATGCCGCCACTGTCACCAACGGTTTAACAACGTCTAATTTTAACTCATATGCGCCAACCCTAACAGGTACGGGCGCTTCTGGAACTTGGGGCATTAACATTACTGGTAATGCTGCTACTGTTACAAATGGCCTAACAACTTCAAATTATAACTCTTACGCACCCACTTTAACTGGTGGGAACGCTTCCGGCACTTGGGGCATTAACGTATCCGGCAATGCCGCTACGGTCACCAATGGCGTGTATAACAATGGCGGCACATACGGCATCAACATTTCCGGCAATGCTGCAACTGTTACCAATGGCGTATACAACAACAGCGGTACTTATAGCATCAACATCACGGGCAGTTCTGGTTACGCATCGACTGCCGGTACAGTTTCTGGTGGTTATGTTTCCGCTGTCTATGCCGGTTCGGGCATTTCAGTTAATGCTAACCAAGGCGCGATTACTATCTCGTCCACACTTGCTGGCGGAACTGTAACCTCGGTTGCGACTGGTACGGGATTAACCGGCGGCACAATCACAACAAGCGGCACTATATCTCTTGTTACAACTTTTGGCGCTGTTGGAACTTATGCTATTCTTCGGTATGTGGGAACTGGCACTGCAAATTATAACGCTGGCACTACATATGCTGGAAGCAATTTAAGATGGGCTTACATGTTTTTAGGCGGGCAAAACACACCAGTTGGGGGAATGGGAACTAGTGGTGATGGTGCTGCTGTAAGTGGTACATGGCAGGCAATGAATGGCCTTCATTTGCAAAGTGGTGGTGGATGTTGCAGTGGATTATCGGGCGGCGGTTTATTTGTGAGGATTGCATAATATGAGCAAAGTTGAAAAAGTATCTCACCCAATTTATGCAAGTGAGGACCAAACGCGCATAGATTGCATGGTTAAGTTCGATACCGTTCCAGTAGAGATACCGTTTACGGCTGATAAAAATGATACCGAAGATCATGGTCGCGCATTGTATGACGCACTTGTATCTGGTGCATATGGAGAAATTGCGGCCTATGTGCCTCCTGCGGCTCCGATAATTGATCCCGCAAAACAAGTTGGACCAAAGGTGCTGTAATGCTGCAATCAAAACCATTAGAACTTGGTAAATTAAAGGGCACTATCTACGACTTTCCCAATGTGGGAGACGAACTCCCGCTTCATGTTCATACGGAAGATGACGTTCATATTTCTATCTGTGCGAAAGGTTCTATAAAAGCCTTTGGCGAAGGGTGGGAAAGTGTTATATCTTCCGGCGCGGTACTTGATTGGGAACCCGGTCAATACCATGGGTTCATTTCACTTGAGCCAAATTCTAGACTTGTAAACATCATAAAGGGTTAAACATGAATATCACTCTTACTTTGACTGTTGATGAAGTGAACTACATCTTGAACGCTGTTGCGGCCCGTCCGTATGCAGAAGTGAAGGATTTGGTTGAAAAACTTCAAAAACAAGGTGCTGAAGAGCTGGCAAAAGCCCAAGCTGCCGAAGCACCGCAGCCACCGGCCCAGTAACATTTAAGGTGCAGCCATGAGCAACCAGCAGGAACACGACACAGTTATAGATGCCTCACTTGCTGGAGGAGCGATTACGATGCCCATCTGGGCGGCAGAATTGAACGCATGGCTGCACCTACTCATGGCTATCCTTGGTACGGGCCTTTTACTTTACCGCAGCTACAAAGCATATAAGGAAGCAACAAAGCGTAAAATGGATGGGTCGTAATGGATCCATTAACCATTTTGGCGGCAGCGCAAGCAGCTTATGCGGGCATACAAGCTGGGATTGCCGCTGGTAAAGAAATACAAGGCATGGCAGCCGACCTATCCGAGCTTTGGGGTAGTGTCGCAAAGCTGACCCACATGACCGCTGAAAAGCCGTCTACCAATATATTCTCCACCAAGACAGCGGAACAGATAGCCATTGAGCGCTACACGGCTAAGGCCGAGGCTGTTAGTTTGGCGGAAAAAGCCAAGAACATGTTTATCGGACAGTTTGGTCTTGCCGCTTGGGATCAAGTGCAGCGTGAAGTGATCAGCATCCGCAAAGAAATTGAACGTCAAAAGTATGAAGAAGAGCGTTTGGCAGAAGCTAGATTGGAAGACATCAAAGAAGCTGGTATTGTAACAGCTATTGTTTTGTTTGTGTTAAGTATAATGCTGGGCATAGGGATTATACTTTTACGGAGTTAAGTATAATGGACCTTGGCAAGTTTGGCTCTCTCATCGAAACCATTGCACCCACGATCGCAACAGCAATTGGCGGACCAGTTGCCGGTATGGCTGTTAAGGCACTTTCCACAGCCTTGTTAGGTCATGAAAACGGCTCTGAGGACGACATCAATACGGCTCTTGCATCTGCTTCACCGGACCAGATAGTGGCCATCAAGAATGCCGAAAACAACTTCAAAGTTCAAATGAAGAACCTCGACATCGACCTTGAGCGCATCTCTGCGTCAGATCGTGATTCGGCAAGAAAAATGCGAATAGAAACAAAGGACTGGACACCAGACATCCTTTCGTTTGTTGTTGTCGTCGCGTGGGTTGTCATTCAGTTTTACATTTTTAGCCACGTCATTGAGCCGACGATGAAAGAGCTTGTCGCTCGTGTGCTTGGAACGCTTGATGCTGCGTTAACCTTAGTTCTAAGTTTTTGGTTTGGCTCCTCCAATGGTAGCCGTCAAAAGGATGACACATTAAACAATTTAAGGTCTAAGTAATCCAACCGAATCAACAACGTAGGATCACTAAATGTCCAAGGCAAATTCGACTAAACTAAATGCAGATGCTTATACAGACAAATTTACCTTCATTGACCTACCAGACAGTGACCTGCCCGTCGAGGAGCTCATAGAGTGGCGCAAGCGGCAATTCACACAAAAAGCAGAAGCCAAGACATCTCGCAAGCTTGTCTCGCTTAACGTCAACTTAAACGGTGTCTATGGCATTCTGCACATGGGTGATCCCCATGTTGACGATGACGGTTGTGACCTTGCGCTGCTTGAGCATCACATGAACCTTACCAACATCACCCCCAACCTTATGGCTGGCAATGTTGGTGATCTTCGCAATAACTGGATTGGCCGCTTGGCTCGGCTGTATGGCAATCAAGCAACATCGGCAAAGCAAGCCCGCATGATTGTCGAGTGGTTTTTGCGTAAGGTCAATTGGCTTTACATTGTGAACGGCAATCACGACTGCTGGAGCGGAACGGACGACCCTATCAAGTGGCTATGCCGTCAAATTGGCACACCAAACCAAGATCACGGCATTCGGTTGAACCTAAAGCACCGCCAAGGCCGAGACATCCGAATCAATTGTCGCCATGACTTCCAAGGACACAGCCAGTGGAACCCAGCTCACGGCGTATCCAAGGCGGCTCAAATGGGTTGGCGCGATCATATCCTTGTCTGTGGCCACAAACACGTTTTTGGCTACAATGTCACTAAAGATCCCATGACGGGCCTATGGTCGCATGCCATTCGGGTTGGTGCCTATAAGGTCTACGATGAGTTTGCCGATGCGAAGGGCTTCCCAGATCACAACCTGCCAGCATGCGTGACCATTGTTGACCCCAATGCACTGCGTGAAGAGGGCATTATTACTGTCATTATGGATGTTGATGCAGCTGCAGAGTGGTTACAATGGGCGAATCACCGTCAATCTCAAGTAAAGTCGGTTGAATCCATCAGCAAAAGTAAGGGTTTCCGCAAATGAAAGACAATTGGGACGATGTAATAAAGCTCATCATTAAGGAAGAAGGCGGCTTCGTGAACGACAAAAATGATCCGGGCGGCATGACCAACTGGGGCGTGACCAAGAAGACCTTGGAGGACTGGTGTGGGCATGAAGTTAATGAACAAGCTATGCGAAATCTTATTCCTGCTGATGTATATCCTCTGTATCAGCAGCGCTTTTGGGATGTTATCGGTGGGGACATTTGTCCTCGTGGCCTTGATTATGCCTTGATGGACTTCGCGGTCAACTCTGGTCCGGCGAGAGCTTTGCGGTACGTGCAGACCATTTTGGATGTTGAGGTGACCGGCAAGTTGGACGATGCCACAAAAGCGGCACTGGCCGACTGCGATGGGGCTGAAACGGCTTCAAAACTATGCGATAATAGGCTAGAGTATCTGCAAAAGTTGCCAACCTTTGCCCGTTACGGCAAGGGCTGGAGCGCACGTGTAGGTCGCGTCAAGAGTGAGGCGGCAAAGATGGCAGGATAAGGGTTCCTATGACAACTGGCCTTACATATTCTCAATATGTTACGCAAATAGCGACTATGGCCGTTGTCCCAGAGACGGATCCTAACTACATCGCCATCTTGCCTCAGATGATCACCTATGCGGAAAACCGCATGTGCCGTGACATTGATTTTCTGTCTACGCAAGTGTCGCGTACCTATTCTCTGACACCTAATAACAGCCAATTGGCAATTCCGACCGGCGACTTTGTAACGACCCAAACGATCACCGTGGGGCCGAACAATACGCCGGTTTTGCCAGTTGCTAAGTCATTCATACAAAATGTTTACAGCACCAATTCGGGTGCCGCTCTGCCGCAATATTTTGCAACTTACGGCGGCGACTTAGCTACCACGGGCAATACATCCCAGTACTTTGTATTTGGCCCATGGCCAGACAGCAACTACACCATTACAATCACTGGTACGGCAAGGCCCGCAAGTTTGTCTGCAACCAATACGACAACCTTTATCAGCACATATCTGCCAGATGTTATGATCATGGCCAGCATGATCTATATCAGCGCCTATCAGCGTAACTTTGGCCGCCAGTCGGATGATCCAGCCATGGCACAGAGCTATGAAGGCCAATACAACGCCCTCTTGAAGAGCGCCCTTGTTGAAGAAGTCCGCAAAAAGTATGAGGCGGCGGCTTGGACATCTTACTCGCCGTCACCTGTTGCCACACCGACAAGAGGCTAACGCATGCCACATGCAGCCCTCAAGTTAATTCCCGGTGTCGATACTCAGAAAACGCCAGCCTTAAACGAGGTCGCGCTTTCGCAATCTAATCTCATTCGGTTCCTGCCCGATCGGTCTGGCCTTGGGTTGCCGCAAAAGCTTGGCGGCTGGGTTAAATATTACCCAAACACGATTGCATCGCCTGTCCGTAACATGAAGGCATGGCAAGATTTGAATGGTGTTAAGCGGCTTGCCGTAGGTGCGGAATTATCACTGTCTGTCATTTATGAAGGCATTAACCAAGACATTACACCCAAGGATGCCATTTACACCGTGGTGCCACCGTTCACAACAACGGCTGGCTCAACTACGATTACAATGAAAATCAATTCAAGTTTCGCTAACATTTACAGTTACATTTACTATGTAACGCCGGTATCTTTGGGCGGCACAAAGCTTTTTGGCGCGTATACGATTGATAACGTGCTTGATGCAAATGACTTTCAAGTCAATGCCGAAACCGCAGCGACATATACAAACACGCAGACAGCTACTATTAGCAATGGATCGCCTGCTGTCATTACTGGTGCATCCGCACCAGCAAATGGCACTGTTGTAAAATTTACCACCACGGGTACGTTACCGACCGGCATTACAGCTGGGACAACATATTTTGTCCGTTATTTGACATCGACCACGTTTAACATTTCGCTTACTCCAAGCGGCGCACTAATCAATACGTCATCTGCTGGGTCGGGTACTCATACAGCATCATTTCCCGGCCAAGTTGCTTACTATCAAACACTGACAGCCTCACCGACCGTCACTGTTACATTTCCAAATCACGGGCAATATGTTGGTGCGCAATTAGCAGTAGAACCAGCCACAACTGTTGGCGGCATTCCGCTTACAGGTACATACACAATTACATCTGTAATTGACGCTAATACCTTTACGTTTACAGCTTCAAATACAGCAACATCAACAGCCGGTGCATTTGAAAATAATGGATATGTCGAAGCAATAATTTACTACGCGGTTGTTCCGCAACCTGCTGGCTCTGGCTACGGTATTGGTGGTTATGGGGTTGGCGGTTACGGTACTGGCTCCGGTATCACGCCCACAGCTGGGACAACAATCACTGCGACAGATTGGACGCTAGATAACTGGGGCGAGTACTTGCTTGCATGCCCAACTGGTGGCCCCATTTATGTATGGCAGCCATATGGTGTTTTACAAAATGCGCAAATCATCGACAATGTGCCCCTAGCTAATACGGGCATGTTTGTTGCCATGCCTCAGCGGCAAATTATTGCGTATGGTTCGACATTTACTGGCGCAAGCGATCCTTTGCTGGTCCGATATTCGGACGTTGAAAATTACACTGTGTGGGATGCAACAGTTACCAACCAAGCTGGCTCTTACCGTATTCCTACCGGCAGTTTGATTGTAGGTGGCTTGCAGGCCAACCAACAAGGCCTGCTATGGACTGACATTGACCTCTGGGCGATGCAATACATTGGCCCTCCGTATGTCTATTCATTCAACAAAGTCAAAACGGGCTGTGGTCTTATTGCACGTGGTGCAGCCGCTACATTAGGCGGCGTGACATATTGGATGAGCCAGAAGCAGTTTTTTAGCTATTCTGGCGGCGATCCAAACACGATGCCGTGCCCAGTGTGGGACGTAGTATTTCAGAACCTTAATCAAGGCTATGATGCCAATGGTTTGCCTTACACAAACCGTATTCGTTGTGCAACTAATGCGCAGTTCAATGAGGTGACTTGGTACTATCCATCTGTTGCTGGTAATGGCGAAGTTGACAGCTACGTCAAATTTAACACCGTGCTACAGCAGTGGGACTATGGATCACTAGCAAGAAGCGCATGGGTTGATCAGTCTGTCCTTGGGCCGCCGATCGGTGCGGATCCGTCAACTGGATACATTTATCAGCATGAAGTAACCAATGATGCGGACGGCATGCCCATGCTGTCTAGCTTTCAGACGGGTTACTTTGAGGTGTCTGAGGCTGATCAGTTAGTGTTCCTCGACCAAGTTTGGCCAGACATGAAGTGGGGCCAATATAGCCAGCAGCCTAATTCGACAGTGCAAATTACATTTTACTCGACAAATTACCCCGGCGATACACCGGTGGCATATGGCCCCTATAATATGACGCAGGCGGTTGAATACATCAGCACCCGCATCAGAGGCCGTCTAATTGCCATTAAGGTATCAAGCAATGACGTGGGAACATTTTGGCGGCTTGGTGACATCCGCTACCGCTTTCAACCAGATGGACGATTCTAATGCCAGCAACACTTGACGACCTTTTAACAGCGCAAAAGAACGGCGTGACTGCTATTAACGGCGTGTCAAATGCTACACTGTTCATGGCTGGCAAGATTTCCGCACCAGCATTGAGCGCTGCAACACTTGTACGCACTGGAGCGGGGTGGGTTGCAAAGGTTTCTGTAACGACTGCGGGCTCTGCATCTGGTATGGTTTATGATAGTGTATCAACAGGATCCCCGACACTGCCAATCGCTGTTATACCCAACACAGTTGGCATTGTTACAGTTAATTTGCCCGTTACTAACGGTATCGTGTTTGTGCCCGGCAGTGGCATGACCGCAACAGTATCATATTCGTGAGGTCGTTATGCCGCTTAAAAAAGGTAAGTCACAGAAGACAATCAGCACTAATATCAGCGAGATGATCCATGCCGGTCATCCGCAGAAGCAAGCCATTGCCGCAGCGCTAGATGAGGCGCGTAAGGGTTATGGCACGGGTGGCGGTCAGCCCAGAAGTGCTTTTGAACGGTCTATTACAGAAGATTATAACCCAGACGTTTTGTTTAATGCGAGTGATGCTCGCTATGATACCCCGGGCGGTTCAACCAATTGGAAAAATATTGCACACAATGTAAGTGCTGCATTCAAAAATCGCAGAAATGAATTGGACAACCCAAACGCTGCGCAAATTGCTTATAAGCCCATCATGAACCAACCCACAATGCGGTGGGATCCGTTGATGGATGTGCGAGATGATCACCAACAAATACAAACGTCATCAGTTGCTTCTCCTCAAACATCATCAGTAGCCACTCCTCAACCACAATCAGTTGAAGATGTAACTTTTGGTCGTCGCGCTCTTGTCCCGCAATCATATGATGCAAATCGGGCGGCCAATGAATATCCAGATATGACTTCGAGCCCAGAAGCAATTCTTGGTAAAATAGCAACATCGAGAGGCCAATCTGGTGCAACTGGATCTCAAAGTTTGCCCGAAAAAGCTCCATTGCCTCCCCAACGTCCATCTAACATTTGGGATGATAGCCGCATTCAACGCAGTGGTGAAGGTGGCTCTGAATCAGCATTAGATTTTATTCGCAACTCTGACATCTACAAACAACGGTTGTCCGAGCAAGGAATGGCAACGGGTGGCTACGCCCAAGGTGGGCATACTGTCACTGAAATGCATGTGGGGCCAATCCACAGTTCGGTTGCTGGCCGCACCGACCACTTGCCCATGGTTGTGCCTAAGTCAAGTTACGTCATCCCAGCCGACATTATCTCGGCTAGTGGCGAAGGTAACACGATGGCTGGGTTCAAGCATGCAAAGCGTGTGTTTGAAGGGGAGCCATACAGCGGCGCAACCAATCCCTATTCTGGCCCGGCTACACCATATGGGGCTGAATTGCCTCACAGAGCCCACGGCGGTGCGGAAAGCGGAGTCCCGATAGTTGCGGCTGGTGGTGAGTATGTGATTAGTCCAGAGGCAGTGGCACGTATTGGTAACGGCAATATGGAGCTTGGTCACGCTGCCTTGGATTTGTTTGTCAAAAAGATGCGGAACAAGACAATCAAGACATTGCAGAAGCTCCCCGGTCCAAAGAAGGATTAGCAATGTCTAATGAGATCAAAGTTCGGATAGCGACACCTGCAGACGAACCAGAACTAATGCGCCTTGCAATGGCTGTTTTCCACGAAAATGGGCTGTTTGACGCAGATTATGACAAGATTTTGGGCATGATTAGGCCAGCTTTGTACCTTTGGGAAGGTATTTGCGGCGTAATTGGGCCTGTTGGCGCACTTGAGGGCGGTGTTCTGCTCCGTTTCTCTCAATTATGGTACGGCAACACAAAGTACATAGAAGAGAAGTGTTTGTTTGTAGACGACAAGTATAGAAAAGAACGTGGTGGTAGGGCGAATAAGCTTTGCGAGTTTAGTAAGCAAGTATCGGATAGTCTTGAACTTCCCCTTGTTATTGGGGTAATGTCAAATACTAGAACCCGTGCTAAGATGCGCATGTATGAACGTCATTTTGGGGAACCAGCTGGGACGTTTTTCTTATATAAGACGAAGACGGGTGAAGCCTTGCCCGATCAGATGGTTGTTGGAGTGTAATGAATGTCGGGCGGCGGTGGTAAAGGGGGTGGCTCAACCAGTACAGTGTCTATCCCGCCAGAAGTATTGGCGCGGTATAATGCTGTCAACGCGAGAGCCGAACAGACGGCTACGCAGCCATTTCAGCAGTATAGCACTGACCCTAACGCCTTCGTCGCCCCTTTAACTGACACGCAACAATCCGGTATCGCCAACACAAATGCCATGGCTGGCGCAGCCCAACCTTGGTACCAAGCCGCCGGTCAAGCACTGGCAAGCGGTGTGCAGCAGGCTCAACCATACATTGCCGGTGCCACGCAGAATGTAGGTACAGCACAACAGCAAGGTACGGCCTATAATCAAGCAGCTGCAAATCTTTACGGTGGCGCTATGGGCGCTGCATCTCCTTACATGGCTGGCGCTACGAACGCTGTCGGGCAGGCATTAGGCGCTGGCGTACCTTTGACACAGCAAGCCTTGGCACAAGGCACTGGCCTTACTCAGCAAGGTCTTGGGCAGATTGGCGATGTTTATGGCCAAGCGCAAGGATACAATGCGGCTGCTACTGGTGCTTATGGCGCAGGTGCCGCTGGCTCTGCTCCACTCGTTCAACAGGCTGGGCAACAGTACCAAGCGGGCCTCGGCATGGCTTTGCCGTTTACTTTGGCGGGCGCACAAGATGTCAATGCGCAACAGATCGGTGGCCGTCAAATTAACCAGTTTATGAACCCATACATGAACACGGTTATCGGTGGCACATTGGCACCCCTGCAACAGCAGCAGGCCATGGATAGAGCTGCTCAAACGGGTCAAGCCATCCAAGCTGGCGCATTTGGCGGCGACCGGGCAGCAATAGCTCAAGCAGCACTGCGTGGTCAGCAAGATATTGCCACGGGTAATGTCGTTGGTAACTTGCTCAATCAAGGTTACGGGCAGGCATTGGGTGCCGCACAACAGCAGCAGGGCGTTAATCTGTCGGCTGCACAAGCGAATCGTGCCGCGCAGGCAGCAACGGGCCAGCAGCTCTACGGTCAATTCACTGGGACGGGGCAACAGCAGGCCGCACTGGCGAATCAGATCTACGGCATGGGCACTCAAGGTGCCAGCACTTTGGCAAACTTGGGCCAGCAAGGTTATCAGCAAGGCATGGGCAGCATTGGCCAGCAGTTGGCTGGTGCGCAGCAATTGTATGGTATGGGTAGTGGTGCCGGGCAGCAACTCTACGGTCAGTATTCTGGTGCCGGTCAACAGTTGGGCAATTTAGGCCAGCAATTGTATGGCCAGCAGACGGGTGTGGCTCAAGGTTTGGGTGCCATCGGGCAGCAGCAATTTGGCCAAGGCATGACTGCGGCACAGCAGCAGGCAGCTCTTGCTAACCAAGTCTACGGAATGGGCGCACAAACTGCTCAAAACCTCGGCGCATTGGGCACGGGCGCTCAGACGGCTGGCCTTACTGGTGCTCAAGCGCAGTTGGCGGCTGGTCAACAACAGCAGCAGACGCAGCAGGCTGGCCTCACTGCGCTCTACAATCAGTTCCTGCAGCAGCAATCCTATCCGTTCCAAGTCACGCAGTTCTTGGCAAACATTGCCGAAGGTACTGGCGCTCTCTCTGGTTCGACGACAACCACACAGCAGTCTGGTGGGTTCTTCTCGGACGAGCGCGTCAAGGAAGACATTGAGCAAATCGGTGAGACCTATGACGGTCAAAAGATCATCAAGTTCCGCTATAAAGGCGAACATGGACCCAAGCAGATCGGTCTGTCGGCGCAGGACGTTGAAAAACATCACCCGCATGCAGTCGGTGACTATCACGGCATCAAGACAGTTGACTATGATGAGGCCACGAAGGATGCAGCCCACCGTGGCCATTTCTATCAAGGCGGCCTAGCGTCGATGGGTGGCGCAGCTATCAATGACAATGTGCGCGAAAACTTTGACATCGGTGGCTTGGCTGGGGCGGATCAGAGCGCATTGTTGCAGCAATTGATGGGCAGACAGGTAGTTAATCCATATGGTGCAGCTGGTGCGGCTCAAGGTGCAGCCGGGCTTGTGCCTACGCAGCGCAATATTATGACAAGTTCTATGCCAAATCGCAACTTGATGGTGGCACCTACACCGCAACGCCAGCAAAGTGGTTTGTCTCAAACAACGTCAGCCATCAAAGATTTGGGCGGCATTGGTAGCCGTGGTGTCAAAGACACTAAAACTGGGCAATACACTGGCGGATCCGGTCTGCTTGGTGCGGCACAAGGCGTTAAAGATTGGTCTTCGGGCGATACAACTAAATCAGCAAACGCGACACCTTCTACAACATCTGATAATACTGGCAAAAACTATGTTAGTGGTTCCGATGGACAACCCATGTCTGTGGATGACATGAGGAAATTTGAAGAAAATAGAGGGGGTCGAATTGGCTATGCTACTGATGGTAGCGTAGATGATGACAATATGCCTCCGCCTCAGCAAGAGGCTGATATTGATAAGCCTAAAGATGTTGATTTGCTCAAACATCAAGGCAAAATGACCATTCCGGATGACAATCCGCAAGCGAAACTTGCCGTTGCCCAAGGTGGCGGCGGTGGAGGCGGCGGCGGTGGTGGCCTCGGCAGCTTACTTGGTGGTCTTGGCTCTTTAGGTATGGGCTTTGCTAAAGCGGCCCCATATCTGGGCTTTACCGCTGCAGCATTTGGTGGTGCCATTGATGGTCTTGCTGGTGCACGTGAACATCATGCTGGTAATACTGGCGATGGAAGCG